TGAAGAGTTTCCCGATTCTCGCATTCTTTATTTTCATAGTAAAGGCATCTCGCATCCAACTAAAAATCAAGATGATTGGCGTATGATGATGCAACATTTCATCATTATGAAATGGAGAGAAGCTGTTGCTTTGCTTGACGATCATGACGTGGTGGGGGTAAACTGGAGAACATTTCCAGTGGCACATTCATCTGGTAATTATTGGTGGGCCAATCCCTCTTATTTGCTAAAACTTGATCCCAATTTCCTGAATGATCATGATCGCATGAGTCAGGAATTTTGGATTGGTTCTGTAGAGGGCAGAGTTGCCAACATGCACGAAACTGATTTGGACCATTACAATCAAGCCTGCCCATCCAGCAGCTACTGTTCTTCCTATTTCAAGCCATGAATCTCCGCAAAATTATTGCTTATTATGACATCAATGGCCACGAGAAGGATGGTGGCACGGACAAAGACACCTTCCATTCATATATTGAAATGTATGAGCAATTTCTTGCTCCCTTGATTGAGAAGCCTGCGACTATTGCAGAAGTCGGCATTCAATATGGCGGTTCAATGCTGCTGTGGCAAGATTATCTGCCGAAGGCAAACTTTATCTACTTAGACAATGTTGACGCCGTTCATGCCAAGGTTTACGACAATCTTGACTTGAAGCGTTCCAAGATTCTATTTGAAGACGCCTATACGCAAGAGGCAGCGGCAAAAGTGAAGAAGCTAGCGCCGGGAGGCATTGATTTTATCATTGATGATGGTCCTCATACGCTGGAAAGTCAGTGTAAATTTCTTTCTCTGTATCTTCCGTTGCTTGTGGAAGGTGGCATGGCAGTCATTGAAGATGTGCAAAGCACTGACTGGTTTGCCACGCTAGAGCAGCATGTGCCAGAGAAATATGCCTTTGAAACCATTGACTTGCGTGGCATCAAAGGGCGTTATGATGATTTAGTATTTGCAGTGACAAAACAATAGTCATTGCCCTGTAACTATGGAATGCCCTAGCGCGACTATTGATGGCAAGGTAAACCTTGAAAACCATCTCTACACCATTGAAGTGGCACGGCTTGGCCCTCCCAATCCCAACGATCCCAGCAATGAATTCTGGGCGGATAAGGCAAAACGATGGGAAGTAGGAGATGCAGAGGCGCGGTCACGCTTGTGCAGTAATTGTGGGCATTACATTTTTACTGACAAAATTAAAGAGTGCATGGCGCAACATGACAATATTACGCCTGACATGGTTGGTCCTGGATGGGTGGACACAAATGATTCTGGAGGCTGGTGCAATCTTTACAACATCACCTGCACTGCCCATCGAACTTGCGTAGACTGGGAACCTGGCGGTCCCGTTACAACGGAAACGGAAATGGAAGATCGCGATGATGCAGCAATGCCTAAAACTAAAAAGGCCAAGCAGGCAAAAATTGCTAAGGTAATGCACGAATTTAAGGCTGGCACTCTTAAGGGCAGCGATAAGAAGCCAATTACCAATAGGAAGCAGGCAATTGCCATTGCTCTCTCTCAAGCTGGCATGTCAATGCAAGGCAAGAGTGATGAATATTGGGACGGTTATATCAATACAACTCTTGATGAATGGCAATCAAGTCAAGCAGACCAATCCGCAAAAATGGATGCCATGCAATGGAACGCTGAAAACCGAAAAAAATTAAAAGAAGGAAAAATTGAAGGCGCTTTTGCTGGTCCGGCAATGTCATTCCCCATCGCTTCAGCAGAAGACGTGGCAAATGCTTGGTCTTCTGTAGGCAGAGCTGCCAATCCCAAATCGATTGAAGCATCAATTATTCGCATTGCCAAGAAATTTGGATGGGAAAGTGGTCTTCCAGCAACAGTTCGTGAACGGCTTAAGAGTGGCGAGAGTGGCATGCCCCCAAAGGGCTAAGGGGAGACGCCGAATCCTTTTCCCCTCCATCGTCCGTAAGGTCTGCAGCGCGTCGTGGCCTTGAATTGCGTAGGAAGTATCATAAGGGTGGTTTAACCACCCAAGAGGCCGGTAAACAGGGCATTGGCAGCGGCGTGGCGCGGGCGACGAGCTTAGCCAATGGCGAAAACGTAAGTTTTGAGACAATCAAGCGCATGGCAGCCTTCTTTTCTCGCCACGCAAAGAACTTTGCCGGGGGAGAGGACGACGCTGGCTTTATTTCAATGCAATTATGGGGAGGCGATGCGGGTAGGACATGGGCAAATCGTGTGATTAAGATGGTTGAAAATCGCCAGTCAAAACAGTGAGCGAATACGTGAGAGTGATCGAAGCTGAAGAGGATGGCATTGGCGTGATGAAAGCGCTTGCCATTCTTTCATCCAACGAGCATCGTGACACTAGCGAGTGGCACTTGGTGGAGAAGCAATGCTTCAAGAATGGACGACTGGACGAAACGCATATTTACTGCGAGAGTCACTATGACAAGCCTGTTCCTTATTTTGAAAAAACCAAGTTTCTCACTTTTGAAGTGGAGGCAATGGCAAAGGCATACATTATGGAAAGCATAGAAAATCAAATTCGCGACATTCAAGAAGAAGACGACGACGAAGATTGATCAATGCAGACAAAGTAATTTGGCATTCCCAGAAGCCATAAGATAGATACACCGTGAAGCCCGCTAAGCACGCGAATTTGTGCGCAGTCGGGCATTAGCGCTCCTCGCTCTATCCGGGAATAAGAGCTTTGGCTAATGGTTAAAACTTTTGCAACGTCGCGCTGGCTCAGTCCAGCTTGAAGTCTTGCAGATTTAATGCGAAAAGCAATTTCCTTTTTTGCCGTAACGTAAGAAGTCTGCGGCACATCAAACATTGTCAATATCTTGGACATAGGGAGAGCAAGTCTGATTTGACTCATTTGTCAAACTTATATTAACAGACCTGCTATTCTTAATGCATGAGCACCACATGCTTTCGCTACGATGTAGCGCCAATTGAAAAATACGAAACCACACCTGAAGGTTACTTGAGGTGCTGGTCTACTATTGCTCGGACTGGTGTACAAAATTACACTAATTCGGACGGTTCAATTCGGCGTGAATATCGTCCCGTGAGCGAAGTGGCGTCTCCAGAAAGCTTGGCCTCGTTTGCGGGCAAAGCAATCACTCTTGAGCATCCTCCCGTATTGCTTGATAGCGCCAACACTAAAGACTATCAAATTGGCTTTAGTGGCACCGAGATAGTTTATGACGACGGCTTTGTTCGTGCAGTTATGACTATCACTGATGCAAAGGCAATTGAGCAAATCATGCGTGGTGATGCAAAAGAAGTCAGTGCTGGCTATAGGGTTTCCTATGATCCCACGCCTGGCATTACTGAAGGCGGTGAAAATTACGATGGTGTCCAAACAGGCATCAGTGGTAATCACATCGCTGTAGTGCGTAGGGGCCGTGCTGGCCCGCAAGTGAAGCTTCATCTAGATCATCTAGATGCCGCTGATCCATCTCTAATGAATACTGAGGAACCATCTATGACTGCTAAGGTCGTGTTTGATGGCGCCGAGTTCGAGGTGACCGAGAGCGTAGCTCTGGCAATCACTAAAGAACGTGAAGACGCCAAAATGTCCTTTCAGGACATGAAGAAAAAATACGATGGCATGATGTCCGAAGCTTCCCAAATGAAGGAAGAAATGGACGCCATGAAGAAAGCAATGAGTGGTAAGTGCGATTCCGCTGAGGGTCGTGCTGATGCACTTGCTGAGGAAGTTGAAGCCCTTAAAACGGACCTTTCCGCTGCTCAGGAAGTGAACGTTGATAGTCTCGTCGAAGAGCGCATTGCGCTAATCGACAAAGCTCGCACATCACTTGATTCCGCCTTTGATTTTGCTGGCAAGTCTGCCCGTGAAATTATGGAAGCTTCCATCAAAACCGTCCGTGGTGATGAATGTGATCTGTCGGATCGTTCCGATGATTATGTGACTGCCATGTTCGACACCCTGGCCGAAGCTGGCACTCGTGCTGATTCTGCCAACACCGATGAGCTGCGTAAAGCTGTTGCTTCCATCGCCTCTCCTCTTTCTGCTCCTGATGCCTACATGGATAAGTTGCAGAACGCTTGGAAATCCCCTCTCTCCGTCTCTAAGGAGCGCTGATCCATGGCCGTAACTTTCTCTGCCTCGGGGACTGCTTCCGCTGGTGGCGTGCAACAGAGCTACGCTCTGACTCACACCGCTCTGCTGGAAGGCCAACTCTCCGACGCCCGCAATAATACTATTGGCACCTACGTCAACGAAACTGGCGCCGTCCTGCCTTTTGGTAATGGCGCTGCCTATAACAGTGGCGGTACTGTTGCCAACTCTGTAAAAACTCTTGCAGCTAGCGGCGACACCTTCATTGGCGTGAACATCCTCACCTATGTGGACGAAACCGCCCGCGATGCAAACAGCCGTCCTGGCGTCAAGGCTGCTCAAGTGGCCAACGTCATCAACCAAGGTGCTGTTGCCGTGTATGTTCACGGTTCTGTCACCCCCGCAACTGTTGTTCGTGTGATTCACACTGCAACTGGCGTTAAGTATGCCGGTCAGTTCACTGCTACTTCCATTAGTGGCAAGTCTGCTGTACTGACTAACGCCCGTTACCTCAACTCTGTCGCCTCTGGGCTGGCAATTCTTGAGCTGAACGGTCCGTCCTTCAACCTCACTGGCGATTGATAGGAGACTTACCAATGAACGATTTTCGCATGGATGATGCGGGTCTGTTTCTCCAGCGTCAGCTTGAGTACATCCGCCCCCAAGTATTTGAAACTGTCTATGCAGACATCAAATACCCCACTCTATTGCCTGTAACCAGCGAAGCTGGTCCTGGCGCACAAACCTTCACCTATCGGATCATGGATTCGACTGGTGAATTCCGCCTTCTGGCTGATAGTGCCGACGATCTGCCCCGTGCTGACGTTAGCCAAGTCGAGAAGAGCATCAACATCCGCTCCTTCGGTGGTTCTTTCGGTTATTCCGTGCAGGAACTGCGTGCCGCACAAATGGCTAATGTTGCTCTTGAGCAGCGTCGTGCCATGGCCGTACGTCGTGCTTACGAAGAGAAAGTGGAAAGCGTTGCCATGTTTGGCGAAGCTTCTGTTTCCCTCACGGGTTTCTTCAACAATGCCACTGTTGACATTGTTGCTGCTGACAAGTGGTTTACCACTGCTTCTGTCACTGCCCAAGAAATGCTTGACCTGTTGAACTATGGCGTTAGCGCCGTGATCAACAACTCGCAAATGAAGGAGCAGCCTGACACGATCCTCATGCCTTATGAGGATTACAGCAAGATCTCCACACAGCGCAACTCTGATTCTTCGGACGTGACGGTGCTTGAGTATTTCCTCCGCACCAACCCTTATATCAACAACATTGAGCCCATCAACCAACTTACCAAAGGTAAGAACGGCGGCAAGCTCAACACCAACCGTATGGTGATCTATAAGCGCGATCCTGAGAAAGTGCAACTGCACATCCCTCAACCCCTTGAGCTGTTCCCCGCTCAGCAACGTGGTCTTGAGTTCATCGTCCCTGCTCACGCTCGCGTGGGTGGTGTGGCTCTGTACTATCCCAAGAGCATGATCTACGTTCAAGCTTCTTCTTGAGCCTAGACAAGTGAAGGGCGCTAAGCTAACCATCAGTTCTTAAGAACATTCAAATGTTGATTGCTTATCGCCCCGAACTTGAAAATCCACCTCGTGAAGGCGGATTTGGCATTATCACCGAATCAGGCATGATTCAACTTGCTCCTGGCCTTAACCAGGAAATTCCAGAGCAACAATGGGCAAAAGCGCGTGAAAACGCTTCCATCAAACGTCTCATGACAATTGGTGCCATTGAAGAAGTGAAGGAGCAACTGACTGTAGAAGAAATTCCGCATGATGTGCAAACTCTTTCCAACATGCCTCTCATTGAAGCCATTCGTACCATTGAAATCATCCATGACCTCGACCAACTGGCCGAGTGGAAGAAGATTGAAGGGCGCGTCAGGGTTCGTAATGCCATCGCCAAACGTCAGGAAGCTATCAAAATTGGCAGGGCATAACAATGGCTGTCACCTATTCCAACTTCCTTGATCGTTTTCCTGAATTTACGCCCCATCCATCGGGAATCGTAAATGGAGCCATTACTGAGGCCACTGCTGATGCATCTGCCGATGTGTTTGGAGATCAAACAGATCGCGCAGTGAAGCATTTAGCAGCTCACATTATTGCCATTCAACTTGCACAAATGGGCGTTCAAATTGGCGCCACCGATGGCAAGGTATATGGCAAAGGGCTGGAGGCCACTCAATATGGCCAAGAGTTCAAACGAATGCTTGAAACCGTCGCTGGTTCTTTCACCATTGGTTTTGTCGCATGATCAACGGACTGTCACCATTAGCAAACGCTACGCTCACGTGGAGCGTTGCTTCTGGTTACACAGTTGATTCTGACACTGGCAATTACATTCCCATGTCAAGTGGCGTTGTGTATTATGCTAGCCTCAAGCAGAAAGCCAATCCACGGTACGATTATTTGCTAGGTGCTGATAATACGGCTGTGTACATGGAAGGACGCTTGACAGGGCCTCTAGCCCTCTCTGGTATCACTCCTGGCAGCAATGCTTCTGCAACTATCAATGGAAGGGAGGGACGGTTCGAGCTTCTGCCTAATGAGCAAATTGCTGAACATTATTGGCAATTTCTTGGCACGCCAATCAGAGGAATTTTTAGACTGGTTGGCAAAGGAAGCGTCTTGAACGCTTAATCGTTCCTTCTTTCCCATTGAGGATAAATGACTCTCTACCATCCGACTGAATTGGTTAAGAGCCAAGACGTTATCGTTCGTGTTGGCTCTATCTCCGGTACTGCTCGCCCTGTCATCACTCAGAGCGGCGCTACCTTCACCGTGAGTGGTGCTCCCACCCTCTACACCCTGCAAGCCGCTACAACGGCTTCTATCGCCTTTAACGACAACAATACTGAGTTCTACCTGCTTGGCGGCGGTGGTTTCTCTGATAGCGTTATCACCAGCTCTGCTGCAACTGCTGCCATCACCTCCTACTTCCAGAAGGATGTTGACGGCACCGTCTTTCTGCCTGACAGTTTTGACGAAGCCTTCCAGGTTATCGCCACTGCTCGTTATGACAAGAACGCTGAAGTGTACGTTGAAATCAACAAGCAACTTGGCGTTAGCGGCACCACTTACTACTACGACCGCGTGGCTTTTGTTAGCCGAGTGATGAACTATAACGAGAGCTATCCTGCTGATAACCTCGTGGAATGCACCTTCGACTTGATGAGCCGTGGTCGCATCGGCATTCACCAGAATGCTCAGAACACTGGTTCTATCATTCCGACTGCTCCTAACTGAGCATTTCTTCCATAGTTTTGCTAGCCTTCCCTTACGGGGAGGCCTTTTTATTGTGAATATCACTCAATTACGCGACACTATTAACAGTCTTCTGGGAGCATCTCCTAATCTCCTTGGAACATACACGTTGCCAAATAATACCACAACGCCAGCCATTTATACAGTAGGACGCCAAAGCGTGCCCACGTCCTGGAAGGTGACGGGTCTTGAGGCAACAATTAACGAGTTTCCAGACGTGTCGCCAAAACCAATGGTGGGTACTCTTCGCAATCGTCAAACATGGACGGTTATGCTCGTTGATTATGATCCTGCTTCTAATAAATTGCAAACTGCAGCACAGCGAATAGCACGAGTATTTCCAGATGCCGTGTTTTCATTTTCTCCTGAATCCGACATTGCCTACGGTCAATATCGTATTAGGATTCCAGACGTGCAATTGCTTACTCTCTATCCACCATCATGAAATTGCTGAAAAGCACATGTGAGAAGGCGTGGTTCTTTGATGCTCGCAAAAGCAATGACACATTAGCAGTTGGATTTTGCTGCTTTCTTCCTGAATGCCCACCAGAAGTAGAAATAACTTTTAGAGGAAAACAAATGATGGTAATGGTTCCAAGAGGAGCCGTCTATTCCGCTGTGCCAACTCGGACAATGAACGTTAAACTATCTTTGTTTTCAATAAGGACCGATGAGTAAATACTCAGAAATTTTTCTAGTGGGGAATGCCGAGTACGAAGAGCTTGGCTCGCGCTTGCGTATCAGGCGATATGGTAGTTGGCTGGCGGAAGAGTCATGGGTGAAAGAAGACCAGGCACGTAATCGTGCTCAATTCACTCTTAAGGCCATTCAGCTAGCTCGTCGCATCGCAAAAGAAAAAGACATTTCAGAAGAAGAGGCATTTCAACTTCTTCAAGGTGGAGAAAATAAGAATGCTGCACTCCTAAATGATTTTGCAGAGGAAACTGCAGATCTTATGGCATGCATGCCTTCCTACCGCGAACAATTTGAACAACTTGCAACAGTGTTCCTGCGTAATCGTGGTGAAGTATTGAGTGGTAAGAAATGGATTGCAACTGAAGATTGGGAGACGGCAGACACTGCAAAGTTGACCAAAGACATGATGCAAAATCTTGAATTCTTTATGGCCAAGGAAGACAACAGTCAAGTTGAAGGTGAAGATGCCGAGGATCAAGGAGAGGAGGAAGAAGCCAGCCCAAAAGCTTAGTTGAGCGTCTTGAGGCAAATGCAACCATAATAATTAACCAGTCCACAGATTGGACAGATATTTATTGTCGCATTGCTTCCCTTGGACTCTCTGACCCATTGTTCCACGCCTCCAGTTTCAAGCGAGTGCCAATTCGCTTAATTGTTGCCTTGCTTAATTTTCAGGCCAAAGAGAAGAAGCAGACAATTAATGCTCAAAGTATTAGCACTGCCAAGTTGGGCATGATTGTCATTGCAGCACTTGCCGGAAAGAAGGCAAATGCTTCGCTTGCTGACTTCCTGCCTTTCGAGAGTGAAGCAGATCCAACTGGTCTTCAAGAATCAACAATTGAAGCTTTGAAGTGGGCTTTAAAAAATCAAAAACTTCCTCCAGTTATAGTGGGCCTAATCGGTGTTGCACTTGGGTAGAATGCTAGATTATGGCTAACTGTTAAACAGACGTTGCTCCAATGGCATATACACTGCGATTTGAAAGCAATGCAATGCAGCAAGATAATAGAATTCGACAATTTTTAGAACAACTGGCAATTTTTGGCCGCAATGTTAGACGAGTGGCACGTGCTGAAGTGCAAGAAGCTCGCATTAACGAGCTTCGCCAATTTTACGGAATATCCCAGAGAACATTTGGTCGAGCAATGGACTGGGCCGATAATGATTTTGATCAGCAAATTACTTCGGATCAATGGGACTGGAAGGGGCCAACTGGAAGGACTAAAAGGAGAAACGGCCAAGTAGTTACTGAGCCACGTGACATTGTTGATAGTGGGACTCTACTAAGAAGCAAACAGCGCAATAATATCAATGGCTCCACTACTGAATTTACTTGGACAGCAAACCATGCCGAAGGTGTTCATGATGGCTATGTAGCCAGGGGAGGAGAACTTAATCCTGCTCGCCCATGGACAGAGCCGACACTACAGGAAATTGATGAAGTGATCAATGAAATCGTTGCTCGGAGGGCTCAATAAATGACTTATTCAATTAATTTCTCTACTAATGCTGCCCAAGCTATTCGCGACATCCAGCGGATCAATCAGAGCATTGGAGATCTTGGAAGACTTGGCCAAAACATTCAAATCAATGTCAATACTGCACGATTAAGCGGAAACATTAGGGAGACATTTAGGCAACTCAATACTGAGATCGGCCGGATGGAGACAAGGCTGTCCAGATTGCAAATTGGCAGCAAAGCCTTTACGCAGATGAATGCAGCCATTGGCTACCGCCAGGGCCGCGTAGAGCGGGGTCAAATGATTGGCGAGCCATTGCGATTACGTGGACAGGCTCAGGCCTTTGGCGAGGGAACCTCTGTTCGTCTTAGCAAAGAATTGCAAGCCGCACAAGTTGAAGCCTCACAACTTGCTCCCAATACTGCACCATGGATTGAACTTCAGCAGCAAATTGGACGCATCAATACACAACTTCAACAAAGCAAAAAGTTAGCAGAAACTATTCAGATGAGGGAAAGCTTAGGAGCTTTCTCTCCCGGCAGTCTTGCGAGTTTGGAAACTAGATTAACAATCCTAAAAAATTCAGCAAGAAATATTTCTCCCGATACAGACCAGTGGAGAAAATTCAACGATCAAATACAACGTACGGAAAGATCCATTCAGAGAATCAATAGGAAGCCCTTGAGCGCTGGTCAGCGTCTAGGTGCGGCTGGCGGTGCATTTCTATATGGTGGCGGAATGGGAGGCGGTGCTGGCAGTGCTCTCGGTGGCATTGCTGGTGGTCTGATGGGAGGCGTACCTGGAGCTTTCACTGGAGCTGCTGTTGGTCAATTTGTTGACAATATGGGGCAGCAAACTGCTGCAATTGCAACCTTAGTTGCTGAGATTAATAAATCTAAAATTGCACTGGCAGGAGTTTCAACCAATGTTGATGACTACAATAAGTCAATTGCCTCTGCCACTGCAATTAGTAGCAAATTTCTTCTGCCAATTTCCGATGGCATCAAACAATTTACAAAGCTAAAAGCAAGTGTAGTTGGAGCAGGTTATAGCACCGAGGTAACTACAAAAGTCTTCAATGGTATTGCTGCAGCAATTATTGGAACAGGAGGATCAACTGAAGACTTAAATGGTGCATTGCTGGCCACTTCACAAGTATTTAGCAAGGGAAAAGTTAGTGCTGAAGAATTAAGAGGTCAAATTGGAGAAAGACTGCCTGGTGCATTTACTTTATTTGCAAAATCCATCGGAAAAACCCCCCAAGATCTTGATAAACTTCTTCAAGATGGAAAAGTTGGTCTGAAAGATTTTATTAAATTTACAGATGAATTGAATGTAAAATTTGGAAAAACTGCTGAAACTCTTGCGGCTGCCCCTGAAAATGCTGGGCCACGTTTGAAGGTTGCATTGCAAGCTGCCGCTGTATCTTATGGTGGTTTGTTTCAAGTTATCGGTGCTGGATTCCAGAATTCAGTAAGTGATGTTATTAAATTTGCGCTTGTCAACGAAAGTTCAATCAAAAGAGTGGTTACAGTTTTTGCCATTGGTTTTAATACACTTGGCAAATTAGTTGTTGGTTTTGGAAAATTTTTAGTAGGTACATTTAATCTTGTCTTCACTCAGTTACTTGGTAGTCTTGACACAGTTCTTTCCAGAATTGAAAATGCGATTAATCGTGCCAAAGCAGTCGAAAGTTTAACTCCAGAAAAAATTACATCAATACAAAATCAAGCGAGAATTATTGCAGATAAGAGGTATCCAGGATTGCTTGCATCTGGAGAAAAAAGCACTTTTTACAATACCACCTTTAATAAATTAATTGATGAAGCGACTGGTGCCTCGAAAGAAGTTAAATATACTGATAAAATCAAAAATATTCTTTTTCCTGAATTCGATCCAACTCAATTTGGTGGCGGTACTCAGGGCAATGGAATGCCTGGTGGTGCTGCAAATACAAAAGGAGTGGAAGCGTTTGAAAAATTAAAAGATGATCTTGCCAAGGCTTATAACGAAGCTGAAATTGAACGTATTAAGAAACGTTTTGAACTGCAAAAACAATTGCAGCAAGATCAGTTTGATATGCAAGAGCTTGGCGCTAATCGCCTGCAAAAACAAAACTTAGCACTAATAAGAGCATTGATGGCGGCTGAGATAAGCAGGGCTGAAACTGTTCGCAATGCACGGCTAGAAGTGCAAAAACAGTCTGGAAAAGTTGCCGGTGGAGCCGGAGGCATTGCACAATATTACACTGGAGATCCGTCAAGCGCTAGTTATGACAGGAGCCATGGCACAACAGGCAATTATCATGACCACCTGGCTTTTACTACTAGAGAAGCGGCAGTGGCGGCTTATGAAGCGCTAAAACTTGCTGGCATTAAAGTTACAGAATTTCAGGGGTATGGACAAGGCGTTACTGGTGCCCATAGCGGCTCGGGCTCCCTCCACCACCAAGGATTGGCATTTGATGTGCCTGGTTATCAATGGGGAGGCAGTGGTGCTATTGGAGCAAGGGAATATGCTGGCTCAGCCCGTGTAAGACAGGCTGTTGGCATAAGCGGACCAGTTGGAGCAGGGCAGTTCCGCAAGGTGGGGGGAAATGAAAAGCGTGACATAATGGCGGAAGCCAATACGGGTATTGCTGCTCAAAATGCGCAACAGGCTGCATTTGATGCAAATATTCTTAAGTCCTCGGAAGTAATGAAGGCATTTGCACAGTATGCAAGTGAAGCATACAATGTTCCAGACTTGAAACTTTCAAATGACTTACTCAAGCTCCGCAATGATTTAACTTCTCAAGGAATGGGTCCTGAGCAAATTGACTATCAAGTTCGTTTGCATGAAATTGAACAACAAAGACAGGATTTACTATCTCGCCTTCCCGCAGCAGAGGACAAGGCAAAACTATCTATTGCGTTACGGCAGGCTGGACTTGCAGCTTTAACTAAGGTAACTAAAGAAGCCACTGCTGAGGAAAAACGCAAAAATGATGAAACATTAAAAGGATTGCTTATTGCAGCACAAACACAACAAGCTGATCGTCTTGCAATGGCACAAGCTATTTCTCCTGATGCTGAAATGCGCTTGCGTCTTGAACAGACATATCCAGGACAAAGTAAGGCAAGTATTGATAATCTTTTCGCCACTGAAAAAGCAATTGCTAAAGCCGAAGAATTGAAGACTGCCTTCCAGGGTGTTGCATCAGCTATTGGTGATTCCTTTGGTCAAGCTTTTAAGGGAGTGGTATCAGGCTCCATGACAGCGCAGGAAGCATTGTCTCAAATGTTCCAAAGTATTGCCAGTTCTTTCATGGATATGGTTGCACAAATGATTGCTTCATGGATAAAAGCACAAGCCATCAAAGGAATAGCAAGTTTGATTGGAATGATAATTCCAGGATTTGGAACTACAGCCTCGCCAGGCGGATTGGAAGGTGTAAATATGGGAGCAGTAAATCAATATTCAGCACCGCTAGGTTATGCAAATGGTGGTGTTATCTCCGGTGGCTTTCGTGCCTTTGCCTCTGGAGGCGTTGTCTCAGGCCCCACGCTTGGCCTTGTAGGCGAAGGGCGTTACAATGAGGCAGTTATTCCTCTACCAGACGGCAAGAGTGTCCCGGTGGACCTCGGCGGCATGGGCGGCGGGGGTCAAATCACTAGTAACATTGTTGTCAACGTTAATTCCGATGGTCAAAGTCAAAGTCAACAATCGGGCAATGGTTCTGCAGAACTTGGCAAGAAAATTGAAGGCGCTGTCAAGCAAGTTATCGTTGGCGAACTCCGTCCTGGTGGCCTCCTAGCAGGTAGACGATAATGGCGCAACCAACTTTTGCACTGCCCTGTGAATATGGACTAACTGTCCAACGCGGCAATCGCACGCTCAAAAATAGTTTTGGCGATGGATATGAGCAAGTGAGTCCAGATGGCATTAACACTGATGTTAGGAAGTACCAAATTGACACTGCCCCCATTGCTGACTCCACTGCCATTGCGCTAGATAAACAACTCTCTGCTCTTGCTGGAGACTTCTTCTATTCACAATTCTTCATGGACGATCAAATGTATAAATATCGTCTCGATCCAAATCAATGGCAATGGAAAATCATGGGGCCAGATAATAATACTTTTTCGTTTGCCGTGAGGAGGATTTATGACACTAGAAGCTGACGTACAGAAAGGCTGGCACAGTGCCATTGTCGAGATGTTTGATATTGACCTTACTGCCATCACTGGCGACGCGCAGGATATTTTCTACTTCACCAATCAACTCAAGCCCGACGAAACTAAAATTCAATGGAAGGGCAACATTTACGAGCCTCTCCCATTGCTCTCTAGTGGTTACGAAACAAATACCACTGGACAAATTGCGCAGCCAACATTGACTGTTGCCAATATTCTTGGCACCTTCACTGACGTGGTGGAGAACTTAGAGGACTTGGTTGGTGGCAAAGTTACGAGGCGACGCACGTTTGCAAAGTATTTAGATGGCGAGCCCGAGGCTGACACTCTGCAGGAATTTCCCATTGATATTTATTACATTGAGCGCAAAACTGAAGAAACAGTTATAAGTATCACGTGGCAGCTTGGAAGCGTAATGGACCTCGAAGGCTTGCAACTTCCTCGTCGAGTGATCACGCAAAATCATTGCCTGTGGAAATATAGAGGCAGTGAATGTGGCTATGTGGGAGCACCAGTATTTAATGTGAATGATGAAGTGATTTCCACTGCTGGACTATCTGCTCAAGCTGTTACAGTAATTAATGCTTGGACGCTGAATGAACAACGCAAGTCTGAATATAACAATGCCGTATCAATAAGAAATAAAGCATTTGAAACGCAGCAAAATGAATGTGATTCCAACGTAAAAATTGAAACTAAATACAGCGGAACAGCACCGGAATCGTATGTGGTAAGCAGCAGCAGTTTGTATTCCTTTGCCAATGCCTTCTGGGATGGCGCAGAAGTATCGCTGGGTCAGTTTTACAGGCAGGGAATACTGCGAGAGAGTCCAACGGGCGATGGCGATAGGTTTGATCTTGGCATTGAATATTATGAAATAGAACGATGGGGCGGAGATCCAGCACGTTGTAGCGCCGCAAACACTGCCCTGTCCAATGCCAACGCAGCACTTGCCACTGCCACTAGCAACTACAACGCTTCCCAGGCGGCACTCACAGCGGCTCTAGCAGCTCTTCCGGCTCTTGACCCATTATGGAATATTGACGTGTGTGGCAAGCGCGTGAGGAGCTGTCAGTTGCACTTTCCAGGCGAATCCATTCCTTTCGGCGGCTTTCCAGGGGCCAATTTGTCACGATGAATTTTTCCTTTAGTCACCTACATGCAGAGATGAAAATCTATGCACTCAAGCAGTTTCCAGAGGAGGCATGCGGATTGATTGTTAATGACAAATTTATCCCATGCAAAAATGTTCACTTTGAGCCGCTCACTAATTTTGCCATTGATGCGAAAGCCTATGCAAAGGCGGAAAAGAAGGGCACTATTCAAGCAGTCTTTCATTCTCATCCCGGCAAGCTAAATACTTTCAGCATGCACGATATTCAATCCTGCAAAGAAAGTAATTTGCCATGGGTGATGTATTGCACGGTCACTGGAGAATGGTTTGAAATTGATCCCTTCGGCAATGCACCGTACATTGGAAGGCGATGGCAGTATGGCATTTACGATTGCTACTCTTTGTTTAGAGATTTTTATCGTCGTGAATTTAACATTGCTCTCGATGATTTTAGTCGAGGGGAAGAAGGAGAATGGACGAGGCCTGAATGGCGCATGTTTGAGAAGAACGTAGAACGGCAAGGTTTTGTTGATATTGAAGGGCCATTACGCAGAGGCGACATGCTGCTCATGCAAATGCAATCATCTTTCATCAACCACGCTGGTTTCATTGCCATTCCAGAGCGCAATGTTTTCTACCAGCACTTAACCGACAGACTCTCAGAAGAAAGTATCTATGGGGGATATTGGGCTAAAGTAACGAATAGGATCATGCGACACAAGGAGCTGCTGTGATGCAACTAGTAGAAGTCAGCCTTCTTGGCGAATTAGGGCGTAAATTTGGTCGTAAGTACTCTTTTATGGCGACTTCGCCCAAGGATATTTTTTCGGCATTGTGCAATCAATTAGAGGGCTTCAAGGAATACATGAGCAATGCGCATGAAAATGGCATTGGTTTTCGTCTTGTTGACGGTGACCCGGAAGGCATGGACTATGCCAATCTGCTCATGGGATGCAGAAAGCTTATCATCGCCCCCATTGTTTCTGGCGGTGGAACTATTGGCCGTATTTTGATTGGCGTGGCGCTAGTTGCCCTGGCATTTATTCCCATTGCTGGACAGGCGGCATTTGCCGGATATGTTGCAGCAAATGCTGCTGCGGGAACGGCTGCTGGTTTTGCGGTTGGCAGCAGTATTTTATTCTCATTGGGAACAAGTTTAGTGCTTAGCGGTGTTGCCAGTCTGCTTACTCCACCAGTCAGCAATCCCAAAAGCGACACTGACAAAAAAGATAGTTTCTTGTTTGACCGAGCAGCAGAACTTACCACGCAAGGCAATCCAGTGCCAATTCTTTATGGACGTTTCCTGGCTGGCAGTCCCTTGGTTATTAGCTCTGCAATTACCACTCAACAAGTGCCCGTTTGATGGAGAATTCAAGCTTACAAAAGAAGAACGGTGGTTGGACAACTGTCATCACTGGAGGGGGAAAAGGCGGCGGCAAGAAACCTACTGAAGACGCCGAGTCCCTAAGAAGCAGGTCAGAAGCCGTCTTTGTAGCAATACTGTCCGAGGGCGAAGTACGGGGTTTCGAGGATGGCGTGGATCCGCTCACTCGCATCTACTTGGATGACGTGCCAATCAAAAATAAAGATGGAAGCTATAACTATACGATTAATGGTTTCTTCACTGGCTCTCCGGCATCTGCGCTTGGCAAGGGAAGTTTAATTCCGGCCATTTCCACTTCTATTCCATTGTTACAACGAACTAACGCAACTGGCGCAGTCGATTCAATTGTTGTTGACTACCGAGTGGGCACTCAAAATCAAGATCCCATGCCGGGCTTTGATGACATCAAGGCAGAGCAGGGCGTAAATATTAAATTGTCAAGCGTCACTGGACCAATCACTAGAGTTACGACTAGCAATATTTTTACAAGACTTCGCGTGAGGATGGGTGTCGGTAGTTTGTTCAAAATTAACAAAGACAGTGGAGACGTAAAAGGAAGTGACGTAACTTTCAACATCAGAATTAGACCAGAGGGGGGATCAGATATTTTCAATGAAAACAAAACTATCAGTGGCAAATCACGCGGTCCTGTTGATTTTGAATATGAATATGCGCTAACTGGTAATGGTCCCTGGTTAGTGACGGTGCAACGCATTACGCCAGATCCCGCCACTACTGCCACGAGCGACGACCTTTATTTCAAGGCTATTGTCGGCATTGTTGATCAATCTTTCCGCTATCCCAATACAGCACTATTTGGCTTGAAAATTGGCGCCGAGAATTTCTCTTCCGTGCCCAAAGTTGCTATTGACATGTTGGGAACAAAAGTAAAAATTCCTGGCAATTACGACCCCATTGCTCGTTCATATAGTGGCATTTGGAATGGAGTGTTTAAAACTGAATACAGCAACAATCCTGCATGGATTTTTTATGATTTGCTTACTAATAGTCGCTATGGATGTGGGCAATTTATTGACGAAAGTCAAGTGGATAGATATAGTCTTTATTCCATCGCTCAATATTGCGACGAACTAGTGCCCGATGGCAAGGGAGGAATGGAACCGCGCTTAACATTTAATGCTTATGTGACGGACAGAGGGGAGGCTTACGACGTGCTGAACAGTCTTGCTGCTGCATTTCGTGGCATGTTGTATTTTGCCGAAGGCAGCGTTGTTGCCATCCAAGACAGGCCCAAGGCAATCAGTAAGATTTTCTCTCCAGCCAATGTCATTCAAGAAACGGATGACAATGGCAATGTAAGTACGCCACCATTTAACTACGAAGGCACGGCCCGCAAAGCACGCAAGACTGTTGCTCTAGTGAGCTGGAATGACCCAGACGATTCCTACAAGAGCAAGATTGAATATGTGGAGGACGCGCCCGGCATTGACCGCTACGGCTACCACGAGACGGAGGTGAGGGCGTTTGGCACCACTTCTCAGGGGCAGGCGCAACGTGTTGGACGGTGGATCCTAACCACAAACCAACTGGAAACTGAAACTGTCACCTTCAAGACTGGCACCGAAGGATTCTTTGTCCTTCCTGGTGAAATCATTGGCGTGGCAGATCCAGCAAAGGGAGGAAAGCGCTATGGGGGAAGAGTGGTGAGTGCCACGACTTCCGAAATCATTCTCGATCAGGAATTTACCATTACAGGCGGCAAGTCTTATTCGCTGTCAACAATGCTGCCCAATGGCACGCTCGAAACTCGTGCTGTCATTAATTCTCCAGGAGATTTTGCCGCAATTGCCGTGAGCCCTGCTTTCTCCATCGCTCCCGAATCCAGCGCTCCGTGGGTGATGCAAGAAGACGCCGAAGGCATTCGTACTTTCAGGGTGATTTCCTTGACGGAGAACGATGGGAAAATAACAGTGCTGGCATCTCTTTATGACGAGAGTAAATTTAGCACCACTGACAATGCCACTGTCCTTAGCAAGCCTCGCATATCTCTTGCCACCACTCAAATTGTGCCGCAAGTAATAAATGGTAGCATTATCTTAGGCGTACCTTCTGACACGGCTCCCGCATAATGGCTCAAAATGAAGTGTCGTGGAAGTTTCCACAGTATTCCGGCTATTCCATTCTCAATGCGGCCATTCACCCATTGATCTGCTGGAATCCAGTACAGAACAATCCATTGATTGCTGCTTTTGAAGTGGCATATTTGGACATTGAAAACAATTTATGGATTGACCTGGGCCGCACATCAACAAATTACATTCGTTTCCCATCGGACGATTACAATGCGGAAGCCGTTTATCAGATTAGAGTTGCTACAATTGGCGTTAATGGCACTCGTTCCCCCTATTCATATAGTACGGTTACGCTGTCCAGCCCGTTGTGCTTTAACTTTACGGCTAGTCAGACAGTAGTATTGGCTAATGGCACGCAAGTGCAAAATCAGCGCTATCTCTTCCTCGTTCTTTAAGCATGGCTAATCTTTACGGACTTGACGCTGGCGGCAACGCAGCTTATGTAAAGGCTACTGGCGCTGGTTCCAATGGCGATCCGTTCCTCGTGCAGAACGATGCGTTTACCACACAACTGAAGAGTGCCTTCATTTCAGCTTCTGGTAATGCTGATGTTGTCGCATTGGTTAGTAGCACGAAGCTTCGCGTGATGTCGATGGCAGTAACCTCGCTGTCTGGCTGCACGGTGAAGATTCAGAGTGGAGGTTCCACTGACAAGACTCCTCCGTTTCACATTGCGGCCAATGGCAATCTGACGCTCTCAAACAGTCTTGGCATTTTTGAAAGCAACATTGGTGAAAAGCTTAATGCTGTGGTAAGTGGCACCACCATTTATACGGTGATGCTCTCCTATCGCGAAGTGGTATGAGTTACGTTGTTGCTAGCAAGAATATTCCGAAGATTGATCTCGCTTTGTTTGAGCGCGATTTCTTCGATGGGGCACAGTTCCTTCTGCAGGACAGCACTGGCGCCCCATGGAATCTTAATAATGTAACAATTTGTGCTTCCATTTATAAGAAAGTTGGCACTGCTTACACGCTAGTAACAAGCTTCAACACTGAAAAGCTAGAGCCGCTGACAAAAGGACAAGTGAGGATTTGGCTATCCAGCGCTCAGACTGCCACCGTCGAGGCCGCCTACGACGCGGGACAGCAGAGTGCAGGCGCAAGTGCCTTCTTCCCCACTGCTTACGCTTCACAGGCCGATAGTTCAGCTACCTACGAAAACAGCAATCTTTACTGGGACTTGCGCATTGAAACCCAAGAAAGGCTGGCCGATTTGGTTTCCATTGCTACTGGCACATTCATCACGCAGACAGATCATGGTCTTGGCTCAACTGAGCGCGTAGTGTTTAGCGGAACAACTACTAGTTCCATCAACTATGATGGGACAAGCGCAAAAATTTATTCAAGCTTGTCAAACATTTCTTATTTAGCGCCCTATGGTTTTACTGTGCCAGCATTGTCTGGTATTACTAATGCCGCAGTTGGTGGAAGTGTTTCTAGACTAAAGCAAGATACAGTGGTGGTTGGCAATGTGATTGTCAACTCTACAGTTTCCAACTGTTTTTCGTAAGCAATCATGGCTGATCTTCAAGAGGGTGTAAGTGTCGTAACGGTTGGACGTACTGCGCCCATCCCTCCTGGCCCTCAGTTAGCCGCTGATAGTCTTCCAGTGGTCATTGCTTCTGATCAAGATGCAGTGCCTGTAGAGGTGCAGAACCAGCAGATTAGTGAAGTTAGCCTGAGCTTGCTTGGCATTCCTCGCGCGGAAGTGGCGCTTGGCATTTTTGCTGACGTTACCACATACGACATCAACTCCAACGAATGGCAAAGTGAAGGCACTGGCACCACCACTCACGTGCCCACGGAAAGTGCTGCAAAGGTGAGTCTCGGCACTGGCGTGACCAATGCATATCTAACTTTAAGCAGCAAGCGTTTCTTCCGTTATCAGCCCGGTCGTGTTAGTGCTGCCACGTTTGGTGTGAGGGTTAATACCACCACTGACATCACTGACGTTAAGAAGTTTGGCGCATTTGACAAGAAGGATGGATACTACATTGAAGTGCAAGGTGGTGGACAAACTGCTATTTCTGATAAGGAAACCAACTTCTATTGCGTGAGACGCACCAGCGCTTTAGAAAGCAACGAAACTGGCATTCGCACCCCTAATACTGTCGATGGGGATCGCGGCACTGCTGGCACTGACTTGGTGATTGTACGTGCTGGCCTTACTTACATTCACGCTGCATTGTTTGATCGTAGCCTTAGGGGAAGTGGCAATAATATTGGCGGCAACGCATCATCTTCTGGAGCCGTTACTGTCAGCGCTTCATTTCTGACAGTGCCAAATGATTATCGCTACACCTATGAATATCGCGTACCGCGTAAATATTTCAGCCATGATCGTTTGGATGGTCAAACTCGCACTCAATATTATTCTGATCGCACGCCTGGCCGCTCCAGCTTCACGCTAAGCATTGCTGGCACTGCTGATTCCCCATTGGTTTCCTACACCAACGGCACTGCCGTAACGGACGACTTAAATAATATCACTACAAAGGCATCAGTTTGGTCGATTGACTTCTCTAAGGTGACCATGTATAAAGTGGAATATAGCTGGTATGGTGCTGTTGGCGGCCATTTCCTTGCTTATGTTCCAGATGCTACCACTGCTGGAGAAGCACGATGGGTGAGGATTCATCATCTTCGCGCCTCTAATCAACTGACGAGCCCTAGCCTTAGCAATCCAACGCTGCCGATTTCGTACCTTGCTCAAAAGGCCACCAGTGGTAATGAGAATTCCATTTACAAATATGGTGCTTCTTACTACATTGATGGTGGCGACAAAGGAACAATTGTTGCACGGTCACAAAGCAATACTGCTGACAGGAGCGTCACCACAAGCACTTCCATGCTGATGGCTCTACGCACTAGGAGCGCCATTGGAAGCAGCTCCATTCGCAATCGCATGCAAGTATATCCCACTCGCTTGGGAGTTGGCACCGATGCCAGAACTATTATTAGGCTCATCAAGAATCCCACGTCCACCACTGGCACTCCCTCATGGACCACGGCTGATACACTTAGCCCCATTGAATATAGTCTTAGCACTAGCATCACGGCTCCCGTTGGCGGCATTACCGTGGCAACTTTTTTTGTTGGCGCTGGTGGTGTTGATATTGATTTGTCACCATACTTTGGCTACAACAAAGACTACCTTTCCTATCCATTGACAGCCACTTCTGGAGACACTCTCTATGTATTTGCACAAGCAGTTAGCGGCACTGTCAGCACAAGCGCATCACTTACTTGGGAAGAGCAAGTGTGAGCGGAACTAGACAATGAAAGACCTGTCTAGTTACTACCAACTTCCAGAAGATGTTGCTCCTGCAGGAGAAATTTCTGTTGAGAGTGACTTGCTTGATTACGAAACTGGCGTATTGTTAGTTGACGGCAACACGCAAAGCGGCCTTACTGGTGAAACATTCGAAACAGTAGTTTCGGCCAGTGGAGTGGTATATCCAACGCTGATTACAAATGAAGCAAGCAGTCCAGTAATTGTAAATGTTATCAATCAAAGCCAGAGTGAAGTTGACACTTCATTGCTTGGCATTCCACGCTCGGAAGTAGCACTTGGATTGTTTGATGCTATTAATGTTTATGGCGTTAATTCCAAGGAATGGACTGGATATAGCGCCTATTCGTACTATTACGACCCATCGTCTTGGACCTTTAGAGATAATTATGGCAATTATGTAAGACATGTGCCAGCAGAGTGTGCAGTACAGGCATATTGCTTTCCGCCTCCGGCCTCTTTCGCTTATCCAGTGGATGACAATACTGGAGTGTATCCGGGAGGCTACAAAAATGGCTCCATGATTTCCTATTGGGAAACCAAGCGTTCATTCCGCTACCAGCCAGGACGCATCAATGGCATGACATTTGGCATTCGCATGTCAACGGGTAGCAATTGGGATGGGGAGGTAATTCAATGGGGATGCCGTAATTCCTACGGAGATGGTTATTATTTCCAGCTTGAAAAAGGCACAAATTTATATATCATTTATACGAGTCCCAATGGCACGTTTAAGATTCCAAGGATTGAATGGAATGGCGATTTAGTTTCAATTGACAGAAGCGCCACTGGATGGGTATTGGATCTTTCTCATGTGACTATGTTCAAAGTAGAATATAGTTGGTATGGTGCCATTGGAGCCAGATTCCTAGCGTATGTGCCTGTGGGTCATGATGAGGCACGATGGGTGGTGCTACACACTGTGCTTGCTTCCAATACGTTTGAACTGCCAAGCCTGCGTAGTCCATTCTTTAAAGTCTTCACCCAAGTGGTTACTACGGCTGGATGTCCTCAAGCTGCATTTATTAATTTGTACGGTAGTAGTGTTTACATTGACGGTGGTGATAAGGGCACTGTCACCCTTGGCAATGCCGTATTAAATTCTGAAAAAAATATTGACAGCACAAGTCGCACCATTCTGGGCTTGCAAGTTAAGGGGCAAATCAATGGAGTGGATAATCAAAAAACAGTTTATCCAGTGAGCTTGGCAGCATATGCATCAGTCAATACACGCTTTGATTTAATGTTTCAGAGCAATGGTATTTATAACGGCGAGCATTATCAATATGGCAATGGCACAGTTTTATCTCGTGGTGCTAGTTCTACCATTGCAGTGACAAGTGTTGGTGGTAATCCTTATATATGGCAAGGAACATTTCCGAATGTTGCCAATGAAGTGTCCGGTTTAACTAATTATTTTTCTGGTCGTCGGGCACGAGTGACTGGTGCTGGCATCTATAACACGCATATTACGGCTGTCAATAGTGGCCTCACGCAAATTACAACTGATCGTCCACTCCCATTGTCCACCACTTCCATTCGCTTGTCGAGGATGGATGCATCAGCAGTGGGCACTGTAGCCATTCCCAGCGGCACCACTCAAGGCACCATCTTTGTCACCGATGGGGCCGGTCAATGGCGAATGGGAGCGTGGCCACAATCAAGCGGCCTCACCTACACCACTTCTGGCAATGTTCTTTGGTTCCAAAGTCGTTATACAGGATTAGCTTTTAATAATGCTGGCAGCATTGTCGGAGAAAATACAGCTCCATATGGCCCCATTTCCCCAGTTGGTTTTACTGTAGCTGTGTCAAGTGGCACTAACACCAGCACGTTGAATTTTAATGGGCAAGTATTGACTGTTTCCGGTACCAATCCTTGGCCTATTTCTATTGTTGCTGAAGTGATGGACAGTTCACAACTAAGCGATGTCGTATTGGCTTACGGCACTTCTTCTGGGCTTACAGTGCAGGGTAGCGGCTCTACAACGGCTATCACCACGTGGACAGTTAGTGGCGTCACGCAAAGCGCTACAACGGCTGGAGGCACTTCCTACGTGGCCAATAAGTTTGAGAACGATCCTAATAATCCGCTATCGGCTGTTCTCATAGACAAACAAGGCTATCGCACGTTGTATTCTCCGCAGCCAGTTGCTACGTTCTTTATTGGAAGTGGTGAAACGAAGCAGTTTGATCTCAGCAATGTGTTTGGGCCTGATAAGATGTTTATAACGGGAGCGCCAGGGACTGTGTACAATTCAGGCGCACTATTCTTGGTTGCAACTGCTCGCACTGGTAGTGGCATTGCTTCCGCTACGCTTAATTGGGAGGAACAATAATGGCTCTCACTGGACTTGTTGCGGCAAACAATTTAAGCGATGTTGTTGACATTGAACGCACTTGGGACAATATTGGCAATAACATTTCCGCAACTGTATTTGTCCCGGCAGCTACGCTTGATTTAAACTTTGCAGGCAACAAAAGTCTTGTTGACAATATTAGCGGAAGTGGTTTAGTTACTTTTACAAGGGCATCTAGCGGCACCTTTGTTGGCAGCAATGGCCTCATTCAAACTGCTGCTAGTGGTGTGCCACGGTTTGATCACAACCCGACAACGGGGGAGAGCCTTGGGCTGTTGGTGGAGGAGGACAGGACGAACAGTTTCATTTATTCCAATACATTTACTGACGCTAGCTGGGGTCAGATATATGGCACTACTATTACACGCACTGCCAGCGCCGCTGTCTCCCCAGATGGCACATCTAATGCCACTCAAATAACTGCAACTGATGCTAATTTTGTTCGCCAGCAGGCAGTAGGCGACACCACAACAATTCGCACACTATCTTTTTTTGCAAAAGCTGGAACTGCTTCCACTATTTCTGTAAGATTTTTTAGCGGCACAGCGCCTACTTCACCTACTGCGACCTTTAACCTTTCAACTGGCGCGGCTACAGTTAGTGATGCTTCAGTGATGACTGCAAGCATTGTGCAATTTTCGAACGGATGGTATCGCTGCATTTGCTGTCGTACTGATGCTGCAAGCAAAGCCCCACCAGACTTTAATTTTGGCGTCGGCACGACTTTTATTTACGGCGCCCAACTCGAAGCAGGCGCCTTCCCCACCTCCTACATCCCCACCACCACCATTCCCCTGCTTCGTTCCGCTGACGTGGTAAGCATTACGGGAAGCAATTTTTCGAGGTGGTATAACGAAAGCCAGGGAACGTTTTTTGTATCAGCGAGACAGTCAAGTTATAGTTATGGTCAGGCTCTGGTTGGTCTTGGCACGGGGACTGGAGCCCTTGGACTGGATTACGCTGGCACTACAACTACAAAGGGCGGAAGCTGGTGGAATGGCGGTACAGCAATTGGAACTTCTAATTATGCGGACTGGGGAAATGGAGCAAAACTTATAGGCTCATATACATCTAGTAATCGTTATTTATGTTTAAATGGTGGTGCTATAGCTTCTAATGCCAGCACTTTGATTAATGGTGGCTTAATGCGTATTGGGCAGAGTTACAACACTAATGGATTAAATTCCAATGGCACTATTGCCCGTCTTGCTTACTATCCCATCCAGCTATCTAACACCGCTCTTCAGGTATTAACCACATCCGGCCCAGTATCAAGCTTTCCATATTCTTTCTCCATCAAAGGCCGCGACATTCTTGCGCTAAAGGAAGTAAACAAAACGTCCACTCGCGATTTTGTTTTTATTAAGGGACTCCTTTCTCGGGTCCAACCACGCATTAACACTGCTTCTCAATACACTGCTTCTGGCGTGGCATTGCGTAATGCAGCAATGCTAAAAGTGGCACCAACCACTATTGGCAATTATTTCTTTTCTTCTGGCCTCACACTTAGTGGCACCACTGTTCAAATCAATGGCACCAACGCTCGTTCCATTGCCACCTCCCCTTTCAGCGGCTCCACAGCCCTCTATCCCCTGCTCTTTGGTGGCCTACGCCCTCAAGCTAACTGGCGCATCACGGAGCCCATGACAAGTGGCACTGTCACATCCCCTGAAAGCGCTATTCCCATTGAGACTAGTGATTTCCTATTATTTATTAAGGCGGGGCAAAGCTAATGAGTCAGCAATATGGTTTTAGGGCATCTAACAATCTTTCTGAAACTGAAAACCACAATTTATGCCTTGATAATTTAGGCATCAATAGGAATGATTTGCCTTTGTTGGAAGGCACTAGTGCGTCTGGCGTTACGGAAGCAGACTATCAAGCCATCATTGGACTGAGGAGCGCTCTGGAAGGGCAAGTGACGGCCCTCTCGGCATTCTCGCTATCTGGTTTCACAGCGGTGGCATCAAAAGCCACTGCCACTGGTGATACTTTTACTGGTAATATTATTGTTGACAGGGTTAATAATGATCGTCCATATACGCCTTTAAATGGCACTATCATTGGACCATCAACTGTTTCTTATTTCTCTCCAACGGCTAGTGGCGTATTCTCCACTGGCGGAGAATATAAGCTTGGCCCTATCACTGCTGGCACCGTTACCACTAGCGGCGTTAATTACACTGGCACCGTGCAGGAATGGAACCCACGCTTTGAACGCTACAAAAATTATCTCAGGGTGCAGGAGCAGCCTTCGTGGACTGTTCGTTACTCCCCATTGTATCTCCCCCCTCCCACTGTTATTAGTGGTTGTCAATTATGGCTTGATGCGGAATACAGCACGTTTGAACTCGACGGTAGTAGCAACGTAGTTGTTTGGAGGAGCCTTGTTGGCGGTACTATTGCTTCGCAGGCTACTCTTGCAAATCGTCCTGTTTTTACCACCAATGTAATGAATGGCAAACCCGCTGTTCGTTTCGATGGGTCCAATGATTTCTTGAGTCTGAGCAATATTGGTGCATCATTTACCACTGCAGCAACGATGGTAAGCATTGTGCGCGTGTTAGATGGCGATTACAACGTTCTTAGCTCCTTGAACAATAGTAGCTGTCGATGGAATAATGGAAGTGGCGCTGGCACGTGGGGACTGTTTACTACTGCCCTACAGAGCAGCTTTCCTGCTGGCATGCCCTTTAATGGCACGTGGGTGGTGTCAATGCGCATAAATGCTGCCTACGGCCTGGAGATAAGGCTCAATGGGACAAGGCTTGATTACAAGAGCACTGGCTTCACTTTCACTGGTGGCGACACCTTCAACATTGGTGCCACTGCTGGGCCTGCTGGATATTTAAACGGCGACATTCATTCCATTGCTCTCTTCAATAGAGTGTTAACGGACAAAGAACTTAGAACCATTGAAGAATGCTTTGCATGGCGCTATGATGGCATTTACGATCCTGATCGCTCTTCACAAGTACTACAACTGGAAGACTTTGCTACGATTGAACTGGAAGATGGTTCCGTGCTAAACCCTTGAGCGCACAATGACAAAAATTTCTCAGCTTACAAGTATTGGTACGGGATTAGCTGCGGATGATGAATTTATCATTCGTGACGTTAGTGATGCTTCCACGCCTAATAAGAAAGTAACAGCTAGTGGATTTTTTGCCATTGCCAATACGCTAGGCATCACTGGATTTGACAATATTTTGGCTGGCTTGCCTAATACTGGCACGCAAGTGCGAGTTATTAGTTCTGGCATTGCTGCTGGCATTTCTGGCTATGCCTATACGACTATCAGTGGCATTCAAGTGGCTCGTACCACTATTTCTGGCTACTACGAAAATGCTGCTGGTACTGCCAGTGGTGTTCTTTTCCCA